GCGGAGCTTTCCTTTCCGACGGCGGAACTCTATGCGATGCCGGCTGCGACGGGTGCGCTGCTGGACGACAGCATGATCGATCTGGATGCGTGGCTGGCAAGCGAGATCGAGACCGTTTTCGCCGAGCAGGAAGGCACGGCGTTTGTCTCTGGTGACGGATCGAACAAGCCGAAGGGGTTCCTTGCCTATACAACCGTGGCGGATGCCAGCTGGGCGTGGGACAAGGTGGGTTACATTGCGACGGGCGCGGCATCGACGCTCGCAACCACAGATCCGACGGATACGCTGATCGATATCGTTTATGCATTGAAGGCTGGATACCGTCAGAATGCGACCTGGGTGATGAACCGGAAGACGCAGGCGGCGCTTCGCAAGCTAAAGGATGAGAATGGTCAGTATATCTGGCAGCCACCTGCATCAGCTGCGTCCAGGGCAATGCTCATGGGCTTCCCGGTGGTTGAATCCGAGGATATGCCGAATATTGAAGCAAGTAAATTTCCAATAGCTTTTGGTGACTTCAAGCGCGGTTATCTCGTTGTGGATCGCGCGGGCATAAGAATATTACGTGATCCATATTCAGCCAAGCCATATGTGCTTTTTTATACAACAAAACGCGTAGGCGGTGGCATTCAGGACTTTGAAGCCATCAAGCTGCTCAAGGTGGCTGCGTCCTAGCAGCGCCTGCGCAAGGATCGTTCGCATGCAGATCTGGTCTAGCGTTCTGCAGGCGGCGAGAAGCGGTCCCGGTTCTCCTCCCACCGGGACCGCACCTTTTGCGTCATTGGAGGCTATGCCGTTGCCGGTTCACCGGAATGGCTGAGATCATGTAACTGGGGGCATTTGCATGACATTGTTACGGACGGCTGAACCAGCAGTTGAACCCGTCACCCTGGCGGAGATCAAGGAGCATCTGCGTGTTACGCACGACAGTGAGGATGCTCTGATTGAAGGCCTGATCAAGGCCGCGCGCGAAGAGGTTGAGCGCAGCACATCCCGTGCATTGATAGACCAGTCCTGGCGACTGATTCTGGACTCCTGGCCGAAGAGCAAGTTTCTCTATCTGGGCCGTACACCGGTTGTCAGCGTTACGTCGGTTTCCGTTTTCGATGAGGACGGGAACAGCACGGCGCTTTCTGCGGAGCACTATCTGCTCGACCGGTCGAGCGTACCCGCCCGCCTCTATTTCCAGAACGTTCCATCACCTGGCCGCCGCATCAACGGCATCGAGATCGATTTCGATGCGGGGTATGGCGAGAGCGGTACAGATGTGCCGGAAAGTCTCAAGCGCGCGATCGGCATTCTCGTTTCTCATTGGTACGAATTCCGGGGCGCGTATGGCGCAAGGGATCAACCCGTTTCCATTCCCGAGGAATTCTTACGGATCATCCGCAACTTCGGGACACCAAGGCTGTGATGAAGCTGCAGTTCATAGATCCGGGACAATTGAGAACCGAGCTTCGCATTGAACGCGCGGAGGTAACTCCGGATGGCTTTGGCGGCCACACCCGGACCTGGACGGAATGGGCGGTGGTATTCGGCCAGATCGAGCCCGTAAACGCCCATAGTTATTTCGGAGCGGGGCAGGAGCACGAACGGGTGACTCACAAGGTGCTCGTGCGCTTTAGAGACGGGCTCAAGAGCGGGATGCGCTTCGTGACTGACGGGCGACATCTCTACATCGTGACGATCAGGGACCTTGACGAGCGGGGGCGTTATCTCCTGTGCCAGGTCAGGGAGGAGGGGGCGTGAAGGTTTCGTTGTCGTTCAAACCTGATGGTCTGCTGAAGGCTTTGCGCCTCAAGCGCCGGTCGCTAGCGGCAAAGGCCGTCGGCAGACTTGGGGAAGGGCACGCAGCTCAAGGGAGGGTGTCTCTCAAGGTGAAGGAGCCACGCCATGAGCGCAGCCGCACTTGATCTTCAGCAGGCAGTGTTCACCGCCCTGACCGAGCATGCGCCATTGGTCACTGCGTTGGGCGGAGCAAAGATCCACGACCTGACACCTGCAGCGCTGCCTTTTCCCTATATCACCTTTGGCCAAGCTGACGTTTACGACTGGAGCACTGATCATATCCCTGGCAGCGAGGTTCTGTATACTTTGCACGTCTGGTCCAAGCATCGAGGCCGCAAGGAATTGCTGCAGCTGATGGGGCATGTGGGTGATGGGCTGGAAGGTTCGATGGCGCTGACTAGCCATTATCTGGTCAACCACAGGCTGGAGTCGACCGAGATCCGATATGATGACGATCTCGATGTTTATGAAGGCGCGATGCATTTCCGCGCCGTGATGGAGCCCGTCTGACGCGACGGATCCGATTTTCTTCCGTTACACGAATTGGGGGAGACCTATATGGTCGCACAGAAGGGCAAGGATCTAATCCTCAAGCTCGACATGGATGGCGAAGGGACGTTCGCGACGGTCGCCGGGCTCAGAAGCAAGCGTCTCGGGTTCAACAGCGAGACTGTCGACGTTACCGACGCGGAGTCGGAGGGGCGATGGAGGGAGCTGCTGGCGGGCACTGGCGTCCAGCGCGCATCGATCAGCGGATCGGGCATCTTCAAGGATGCAACATCCGACGCAGCAATCCGCACGCGGTTCTTCAACAGCCAGATTTCAAACTGGCAGCTTGCGATACCATCCTTTGGCGTCGTTTCCGGGCCGTTCCAGATCACATCGCTTGAATATTCAGGCAACCACGATGGGGAACTGACGTTCGATATGGCGCTTGAATCCGCGGGTGCGCTCATCTTCACGGTGTCGTCATGATGGTCAATCGCAGGCGTGGCGAGATCAGCGCGCGACTGGACGGCAAGGACTATCGGCTATGCCTGACACTCGGCGCGCTGGCAGAGCTTGAGTCCGCGTTTGCGAAGCAGGACATCAACGGTCTGGTTCAGCGGTTTGCGAGCGGGCAGCTTGCTTCGCGTGACATGGCAGCGATCCTTGGAGCGGGGCTGCGGGGCGGCGGCAACGATCTCACCGACGAGCAGGTGCTCGGGATGCAGTGCGACGAGGGTGTGGTGGGGTTCGCCCGCATCGTCGCTGAACTGCTGGCGGTGACGTTTGGCGAGCCGGAAAGTGCCGGCACGGCAAACCCTTAGATGCCGCAACGGCCGAACGTGAAGCGTTTCCCTGGAGCCAGGTGATGGGCATTGCGTTCGTGCTGTTGCGGCTGTCGCCACCGGAATTCTGGGCCATGAGCCCGCTGGAGCTTTCGGCAGCGCTGGAGGCGCTGGGCGTGGCCTCCGGCAGCAATATGCGGCGGAACGAGTTGCAGAGATTGATGCAGCAGTTCCCCGATGACAGACAAGGGGGCAATGAATGGCAGACGAAGTAAGAGTGCCGATCGTGGCGGACACGGCGCCGTTTGAGCGTGCGCTGTCCAATCTCAGCGCTCTGTCGCAGACGTTTGGATCGCAACTGACTGGCGCTCTCAAGGGAGCCGCACTCAGCGGCAAGTCGCTTGAGGATGTGCTGCGTAGAATTGGGCTCAACCTTGCGGGTATGGCGCTGGAGCAGGGGCTGAGCCCGCTCAGAAACCTGGCGGGAGGCTTCTTCAGCAGTCTTCTGGGCGGCATAACGCCGTTCGCAAAGGGGGGCGTCGTGCCCTTCGCTTCCGGCGGCGTGGTTTCGAGCCCAACGTATTTTCCAGCAGGCAAGAACATCGGCCTGATGGGAGAGGCAGGGGCTGAGGCGATCATGCCGTTGCAGAGGACGGCGGACGGCCGTCTGGGCGTCGCCGCCATGGGTGGCAGTGGCGGCGGTGTGCAGGTGGTGTTCAATGTCACCGCGCAGGATGCTTCCTCCTTCAAGCGGTCGGAAGCACAGATCACCACAATGCTGGCGCGGGCGGTCTCGCGCGGTGCGCGCAATCTGTAGGCCGTTTCAAACTTCAAAATGACAGAACTGGCGGGGGCCAAGGGATGGACAGTTTTCATGACGTCCGTTTCCCGGTTCGGATTGCGTTTGGCGCAACCGGCGGACCGGTGAGGCGGAATGAGATCGTTCAACTGACTTCAGGTGCAGAAAAGAGAAACGCGAGGACCAGCCAGTCGCGCCGGCAGTATGATGCTGGCACGGGTATTCGGTCGGTGGAGGATCTCTATCAGGTGATGGAGTTCTTCGAGGCACGGAGGGGTTCGCTGCACGCATTCCGTTTCCGCGATCCGTTCGACATGAAGTCCTGCACGCCAACCGGAACGGTTTCGCCATTGGACCAGAAGATTGGGACAGGTGACGGCGAAACGAGCAGGTTCCAGATCAGCAAGACCTACGGAACAGGTGCGGATGCGTACACGAGGCTGATCAAGTTTCCGGTGGCTGGAACCGTTGTTGTAGCCGTAGACGACGAGGAGAGGGCGCTGGCGGAGGACTTTTCCGTCGATCCCATCAGCGGGGAGATTGTGTTTCTGCCGGATGCTATTCCGGGTGAAGGTGCGGTGATTACGGCGGGCTTTGAGTTCGACGTCGCGGTCCGCTTTGACACCGACCAGCTTTCGGCGAGTATCACTTCGTTTCAGGCCGGGCATATTCCGACGATACCGCTGATCGAGGTGCTCTGATGGCGGCACTTTCAGAGCAGTTTGCAGCTCATCTGACGGGGGAAATTACCACGGTGTGCCATTGCTGGCGGCTGACTCGCCGGGATGGCACTACCTTGGGGTTCACCGACCACGACCAGGCGATCAAGTGTGACGATACGCTGTTCCAGCCGGATAGCGGGCTATCCGCTACGGAGGCCAGGCGATCGCTCGGCATGGCGGTCGATGCCGTGGACGTGGAGGGGGTGCTCTCTTCCATGGCGATCGAAGAGGAGGAGATCGCAGCAGGTTTCTATGACGGCGCGGCCGTCGAGACGCT